GGTCGCCGAGGCCGACGCCACGGAGACCGTGTTGATGTACGCGCCCGGCAGGCGCTTGTTCTGCACCAGAAAGGTGCCGCCGCCCAGTGCCATATCAGTTCACCTTGCCTTTCATAAACTTGCGAATGACCGAAAATCAGTTTGCGGCAGAGATCAAGGAATGGAAAGCCAGCCCCCGGCGAGGGATGCAGATAAAAGGCTCTGACTACTACGAAGGCCGGCATGAAATTCTGAACCGTCAGCGAACAGCCATCGGGCGGGACGGCAATCTTGTGCCGGTGAAGAATCTGCCCAACAACAAGCTCATCGACAACCAGTATGCGAAGGCCGTTGACCAGAAGGTGAATTACTTTGTGGGCAAGCCTTTCACGGTGAGCTGCGAAGACCAGACCTATTCCGACCTGCTGGCGGGATACTTCAACCGCGGCTTCTTCCGGCAGCTGAAATATCTGGCCGAAGACGCACTGAACAACGGTCTGGCCTGGCTTTACCCCTACTATGGCGAAGACGGCCATCTGGCATTCAAGCGCTTTTCCGGATACGAGGTGCTGCCCTTCTGGGCTGACGATGACCATACCCGGCTGGACTGCGCCGCCCGGCTCTACACGCAGGAGGTCTGGAACGGCTACACAAAAGAGACCGTCGAAAAGGTGGAGTTGTTCAGAAAGGACGGCATCCACCGCTACATCTTTCAGAACGATATGCTGCTGCCGGACACTGCTGCCGGAGAGTACGAAACATATTTTACCGGTCCCGGGCCGGATGGGCCTGACACCGGCTATAACTGGGAGCGCATCCCGCTCATCCCCTTCAAGTACAACAAGCAGGAGCTCCCGCTCATCCAGCGGGTCAAGTGCCTGCAGGACGCCATCAACACCCTGCTCTCCGACTTCACGAACAATATGCAGGAGGATGCCCGGAACACCATCCTCATCCTACGCAACTATGACGGCGAGGACCTGGGAAAGTTCCGGGAAAACCTTTCGGCCTACGGCGCGGTCAAGGTGCGGGATGATGGCGGCGTGGAAAAACTGATCGTCGAGGTCAACTCCGACAACTACAAAGCCATCCTCGACCTGCTGAAAAAGGCGCTCATCGAGAACGCCAAGAGCTACGACGCCAAGGATGACCGTCTCTCCGGTAATCCCAACCAGATGAACATCCAGAGTATGTACGCTGACATCGACCTCGATGCAACAAACCCTACGATAATTTCTTTCTCGCCAATGAGATCGAAGACCAGTACAACTCCCACCTCGACCTTGTGCAGTTCTGCACCGTCGATAACTCCTTGACCGGCACGGCAGGCATGGACTACAAGGTCCACGTCTACAAGGCCACCGACGGCACCGAGAAGCTGACCAAGGGCGAGGGCAACACCAAAACCATCGAGGCCGACTTCACCGAGAAGGTCTACAAGATCCTGCTGGCGCAGAACCGCTTCTCCTACTTCGACGAGGATGCCATGACCGACCCGATGGTCGTCACCACCGGCACCCGCCACGCAGGCGTTGACCTGTTCAACACCCAGAACACCGACATCTACGCTGCATTCAATGACGCCACCCTCACCCTCGTGACTCCGGCACTGGGCTTCGACGCCTTTGTGGACGCCGCCGCCATGCTGAACCTCGAAGAACTGGAAGGCGTGACCATCTTCGGCTTCGTCAACCCTGCCGAGATGGCAAAGCTGCGCAAGGCCCTCAAGGATGACCTGAAATATGTGGAGTCCTTCGCTAAGCAGGGCTATATCGGCACGGTGGGCGGCATCAACCTCTACACCAAGAAGGACGCCGCCAGCGGCAAGGTGGTCATCGCCACCAAGAAGGCCGTCACCCTCTTCAACAAGAAAGGCACCGAGGTGGAGCAGCAGCGTGAGGAGAACATCCGCCGCAACACCATCTACAGCCGCAAGTACTACGTCGCTGCCATGACCGACGCCACCAAGGCCGTCGGCATCATCACTGGCACCGCAGCAGCCACCACCGACTCCACCGTGAACAGCGCCAAGACCTATTACGCCAAGTCCGGCGTCGGCTATGTCAAGGTAGAGCCCGCCGAGGGCGATAACCCCAAAACCAAGGGCTGGTTTGAGATCACCCCGGCATAAGGAGGCACACCATGCTGGAAAATGTCATCAAGCTGCTCCACGCCCTCGGGTTTGAGTCCGTCACGGAGGGCGACCCGTTGCTCTGTCTCATGAAAGACAGCACGGAAAGCACTCTCCTCGACCTCACAAACCTCGACGAGCTGCCGAAGGCGCTGATTTCGCTGGCTGAGCGGATGACCGCCGGCGAGTATCTTCGGATGAAGAAGTGCTGCGGCCAGCTGGACGGCTTAGAAGTCTCTGCCGAAGCTAAGGATATTAAACTGGGCGATACCACGGTATCCTTCGCCACGGACGGCTGCACCACGCCGGAGCAGCGCCTCGATGCCCTCATCAACGCGCTGACCCACTGCGACAAGGCCGAAATTTATCGGCACCGGAGGCTGGTATGGTAAACCTCGGAAAGACCTTTTCTGCGGCCCGCGCGGCGTTGGAACGATTTTATTCCGACACCTGCACCGTCTACGTCCAGCAGGAAGCAGAGTCTGACGACTGCCTGACCCGCTTTAAAAACAATGTGCTCTATGCAGACCAGCCCTGCCGGCTGTCGTTCTCTTCTTCGTCCACCGCCAGCGGCGACACCGTAGCGGCGGTCAGCCAGAATGTCAAGCTGTTCGTCTCCCCGGAGCTGGTCATCCCGCCGGGCAGCCGCATCGATGTCCTGCGGCCCGGTGAAGTACCGCGCACGTTCCGTTATAAGTCGTCCGGCCCGGCGGCGGTCTACCCGACCCATCAGGAGATCCCGCTTGAGCTGGCGGAGAGGCACGCATGAAGGGCGGGTGCGATTACAGCGCGTTGGCGAAAGTAGACGCGCAGCTTCAGGAACTGCTGAACGGCAGGCTGGACGCCATCATCGACGAGAAAAGCAGCGAGGCCGCTGCCGCCCTGCTGAGCAAGCTGAAGAAGCGAACGCCGGTGGGTAAAGCGCCTCATTTCGACGAGCCGATGACTGTGACCATTAAGGGTGACGACTACACCACCCAGACCGTCAACAAGAAGGGCGAACAGGTGTTCCGGAAGCGCAAGGGCAAGACCTATCGCTTCCGCAGCAAAAGTGGATCCATCTTTGACCGTTATTGGTCTGGCTACAGCGGCGGCACCCTCCGGCGGGCATGGCGCGTCTCTCACGAAAAGGCCGGAGATGACCATGTCATCACCGCCGAGAACCCGGAGGAATACGCCTCCTATGTGGAGTACGGCCACCGCCAGACGCCGGGCCGGTATGTACCCGCGCTGGGCAAGCGGCTGAAAGCCAGCTGGGTAAACGGCAAGTTCATGCTGCGCACCTCTGCGGATGAGATCGCCGAAAAATACCCGAAGGCCGTCCAGAAGGCCGTAGACGAGGCCCTGAAGGAGGCATTCCGTGGAAAATGACATTGTGAAGGGCATCGCCAAAGTCCTGCGGGACACTTTCGGCCCCGGATACCGCATCTACCAGAATGATATTGAGCAGGGCTTTCAAACACCCTGCTTTTTCATTCTCCCGATGAAGGCCACGCCTTCCCCGCTGGGCAAGGACCGTTTTCTGCTGAAAAGCCCCTTCGACGTCCACTTCTTCCCCGAGGACGAAAAGGACAACGCTATCATGCAGGCCATTGCGTGGCAGCTGTGGCAGGCACTGGAGTTCATCACTCTGCCCGGCGGAGACAAGCTCCACGGCACATCCATGAGCTGGGAGGTTCAGGACGGTGTGCTGCATTTTTTCGTCAGTTTCAACATGACGCTCCGCCGCATCGACCTTCCCGAGAAGATGGGCGAGCTGCACATGGAGGTCAACCAATGAATGAACCGAAATTCCCGAAAGAAAAGATACTGACATTTAAGCGTTTTGCTGGCCGTCGGGACCTGCTCAGCGTCCTGCTGGAAGACGGCAAGGAATATACGCTGGCGCAGGCCGAAGAGGCCATGCAGGTGGAACGCTGGACGATGAGACGGTTGATCTTCTCCATCACGCCGTTCACGATAAGATTCATGGATGTACCTCTCAGTCAAAGCTGTATGTCGGTCCGCGCTGGATGTCCTCCATCGCGTATCGCATGGCGTCCATCAGGTGGTTGAAGTCGTCGATGGGTTTTCCGGTCTTGTTGCCGAACTTATCCTTGGCCCATGTGTAGTTGGAAATTTCGGTCAGGAAATTCACGCAGCGGGGATGTACCACGATACGGAAGTTCTGGATGTACTGGATGCCGCTGCGGATGGAGTCTGGGCCTTTGCCCGCCGGGCGGATGCGGCGAAGACCCTCTTCCCGCAGCTCGTCGAGGCTCTTCGGCTCGGCGCTGTCGCCCCGGATGCGCTCCTTGGCGTATCCCATGCCGTAAATGCGTTGGTAGATGGTCCGGTTGGTCAACCCGCGTTCATAAAGCTCATCGAACACCCAAATGGTCATCTCCTTTTCGCTCACCAGCCCGCAGAAGAATGCGGTCGGGTCGTTGGTGTAACCGAAATCAAGGCCGAACGCACTCTTGACGTCCGGCCTTGCCGCTATGATGGTCTTTTCGAAGACTTCCTCCACCCAGTTTTCGAACACCAGACCGTCCACGATGCCCCATTCGCCCAAACCGGCGACGCTGTAGCGGCGGGGGTTCTGAACCTTCATCCGCTCAAACACCCGGCGGTCGGCATCGTCGAGCCATTCGTTGCAGGTGTAGTTCGTGGTCAGCGCCAGAGTATCGGGGTCGGGGGTGTCAAAAAAGCGGGCTTTGAGCCAGTGGTGCTCGTTCCACGGGTTGAAGGTCAGTGTGACCTGTTTGAACAATCCCGTTTCAGGCGGGATAGCGCCACGGATGGACTCGTCTATCATATTGAAATCGGCTTCAGAGCTGATTTCATATGCCTCCTCTATCCACGCCCAGCACAGATACCCGTGCTCGGCCGCGATGGACGTGACCTTGAGCGGGTCATCCAGACCACGGAACAGGATCTTCTGTCCAGTGGGCTTGTAGGTCAGCTCGAGGGGGCTTTCCTTCACGTCCCAGAACGCCTGCACACCGAGGCGGCTGATAGCCCATTTCAGGTCGGTGAAACAGGAGTCGTGCAGGGTGCGGTATACCTTGCGGATGACCAGCAGGTTCGCCTGCGGGTATTTCATCAGGTTGACGATGTACCACAGCGCGGTGGTCTTGGATTTTTTGGAGGCGCGAGAGCCTTTGCAGACCCGGTAGCGGCCTTTGAACCGCCAGAAGGTGCCGTAGCCCTGGCCGACGATGTCCGGCAGGTGGAGCTGGCTTGCGCGGGAGTCAGTCAACAAGCTGTTCATCGCCGGAGATCACCACCGGAATCGGCCCGCCCAGTTCTACGTTGTCCTTGAACATCCCGTAGCGCTTGCCGATGAGCTCGGCAGCTTTCAGGCGATCTCTCGCGGAGACATCGATGTCCTCGATCTCCTGCATCCCGTCGCCGCACAGCACGAGGTTCTGTTCCTTATGCTTGCCCCGCATGACCGAGGTGAGATATTCCAGAACCTCCTGTGCGTCGGCGGTCTTTTTGGAGTGGAGCTGGGCAAGGCGGTCATCGATGTAGGCTCTCATCTCAGGATTGAATTTGCCTGAGGGTTTTTGAGGGTTTCCTTCATTGAGCCATTTGCAGGCATTTCGAGCGGTTTTAGGCGAATACCCTGCACGGAGAGCCGCTTTGGTAGCGTCGCTGTCCACAAGATATTCGTCACAAAAGCGCTTCTGTCGGTCGTTCAAGGTATCCACCACCTCTCTTGCAAAAAAGTTGGAGCAGCCGGGAGGGTGCGGCCCTCCGTCCGTCTGGTCACGCCAGCGCTCTCGCGACTGAGCTACGGCTGCATAAAAAATCCCCGCACATTTCTGTGCAGGGAAGAAAAGCTTTGAAGCAGCCTCAGAAAGCTCAAGAAGGAGAAAAATGCCTGTCAAGCAGCAAAAAGTCCAAAGGAGCAATTCATCATGATGAAGGAAAAGTTTCGGAGGCTGCGTATATCGGGTGGCCTTTCCGGCTCTGCCGATGGTATCATTTTACACCGGAAGAGAGTGAACGCACAATGAACGGATACTGAACAGTTTCAGAGCTTCAGGTGTTCAATGGCCCGGCGGCGCAGGGCGAAAATGCCACGGGAAGTGAAATTCATGTCTGCGGCTACCTGCTCCCATTTCAGGCCGTCCAGATAGTATTTGCGCAGAGCGCAGTATTCGTTGGCATCCAACTGTACAAGTGCAGCATCAATTTCTGCAAACAAGGCGTCGAGGACTGCCAGCTGTGCGTAGGCGCGGCGCTCGGCTTCTTCTTCACGCTCTACTGCCCGGGCAAGGCTCTGCCCATCTTTGCTGCCGCCCGGTGCTGCACTGAGATTCTGGGTGATATGCCGGGTGGCCTCCTGCGCCTCTGCCAGCCGGAAGGAAAGCCGCTGGTAGAGCTTTTCGGCTTCCCGATAGCGGGAGAGCCAGCTTATCTTCTCTTCGTGGGTCAAATTGGTTACTCCTTTCTATGGAGGGTATGGAGGATAGGAGGCTATTTCTGAAAAATCCCTAGGGGGGGAACAAAAATATATAGGAAAAAGTCTGGGAAACGGCTCCTTTGCTTCCATACCCTCCATATGCTCAATTTTTCAGGCGGGTCTGCTCATAGAGAGGGCTGCTTTTGACTGGTGCGACGGATGGCTCTGTGCCACGTGCCAACGCCATGCAGCGCATCCCTTCATCTGAAAGGGTCATACCTACATACTCGTTGTAGTACATACCCTTGCGGATCTCGTAGTGCTTTTTCACTTCCATGCCGAACTGTTTGTTCGCCATGCGCCATTTTTCGTTGTTTTCACTGCACCAGTTCAGATAGGTGCGGAACAGCACGCTGGCCTGAACTGCACTGTCCTCGGCCGGTTCGGTGCAGTCAGCCAGAAAGGCCGCGATGCGGTCCTGGTCTTGTTTATAGGCGTTTACGGCGCTGTCCACGGCAGCACAGGGTGGCAGACCGTGCCGTTTGCCGCCCTGGCTGTTGGCCAGCCATTTCTGCAGGCCGCCCAGCGCCCAGTTGAGGATGCCGGGCAGTTCGGCCTCTAATTTCTGAGGCAGCAGCATATCCTGCTTGTCTTCCGGGATGCGCTGGGTGAAGGGGACCAGCCGGATGCGGCGCCAGATGCCCACATCGGTGCCGCGGATCTTCGGCAGGTGGTTGGTGGCTTCCAGCAGCTTGAACTCCGGACGGAACTCAAATTCCTTGCCGTACTGGAAGCGGGCAGTGATGGTGTTGCCGCCGGTCATTTGTTTTACGAGGCCTTCATCCAGCATCGCGCCCTGGTCGCCCTCTTCCAAAGTGACGAATCGGGCTCCTTTCAGGCGGGCGACGTCGCTGCGGGCCGCACCGGAGGAACGGCTGTGGGAGCTGGCGATGGTATCGGCTTGGGCGTTCATGCAGTAGTCGCCCAGCATCTTGGCCAGCGTTTCCAGAAAGGTGCTCTTGCCATTGGCACCGTCGCCGTACAAAAAGAACATACACTGTTCTCGTGTAGAGCCGCACAGGCAGTAGCCCACCATCACCTGCAGATATTCGGCCAGCTGAGCATCCCCGCCGGTGACCGACTGGATGAACGCTTCCCATACGGGGGCTTTTGCCAGCGGATCGTAGTCTACCTGTGCCATGCGGGTGATGTAGCGTTCCCGGTCGTGGGGCTCAAGTTCCCGGCGGGCGAGATCAAGGATGCCGTTGCGCACATTCAGCAGACCTTTGTTTTTATCGAACTGGTCCGGCAGCATGGGGATGCCAGGCAGATGCTGGGCCTCTTTGAGGAAGGCTTCCTTGCTGCGGCTGGAACGGCTTTTCTGCACATGGCGGCGCATGGCACCGGCAGAATTTGTGTCCCGGATGCCAAAGCAGGCCTTGTCCATCTGGTCCAGCATCTCATCCGCAAAGCCCTTGACCGCAGCAAGGTCATCCCGCTTCCAGCGGGTGCCATCCCATACCATCCAGCACTTGTCTGTGGGGTTATAGCGTACCCGGTCGGCGTAGCGGTCGCGGAAGCGCCGGGCATTTCCGGTGTCGTCCATGGAGTAGGTCTTGATGCCGGGGGCCGGCGCAGCAGGGGGATGCGCTCCATATTTTGCATTCAGAGTGCGGAGCGCTTCGTCTTGATCGGCAAAGGGTACGGCGTCCTGTGCGGATGTGGGGGAGTATACCTCCTGGCAGTCGCTGACGGCGCGCTCAAGCGTCCAACGTCCGTAGGTCTTGGCCCCGCGCCGTTCATCCCATTTGGGACGCATCAGGCCGGAGGAACGGAAAATACGGTCCATGCGCTCCACATCGGCACCAAACCAGAACGCCAGCAGATTGCAGAAACTGAGGTCTGCTTCGCTGTGGCTGTTGTAGTAACCCTGCCAGCTGCCTGCATACAGGGCGGCAAAGCGTTCGCCGTCGCGGGCGGCACAGGCGGTACGCAGCAGCTCTTCATCGGAGCAGTCCACCTTCTGCCGTATGGCTGCGGGAGCAGAAACCTGAGATGCTTTCGGTTTCGCCAGATATTTTGCGTGTACGGCGGCACATTCGGCGCTGCGTTCCTCGATGGAAAAGCTGTTCAGGGCATTGCCGGTAACGGTGAAATACCGTCCGCCGTCGTACATTTCCAGTCCGATGCTGCTCTTGCGGCAGGCTCCGGCTGGCTTTTTTCCTGTAAACAGCAGGTGTACGCCGGTGCCGCTGGGACTTGATTCGGTATAGGTCTGCATTTGGTCGATGATCTCTCTGGCCATATCAGAGAGTGTCCCGGTATCCGGGTCCCGGCAATGGTCGATGTCGATGCCGCACAGCCCATCCCCTAAAAGCACCCCGACACCGTGCAGGCCAAAGCGGGAGACGGCAACCTGCGCTGCCGCCAGCGTACCCCATGTGGCGGGCTCATTTGGCATTGCGTTTTTTCCGGTGGCGGGGTTGATGGGCGTTTTTGCGGCGTCGAAGCAGACCCAGCGGCGGCTTTCTTTCAGCGCCTGAGGGAACTGTTCGAGCATAGGCACCTCCTCAGTTAAAAGGGAAGATCATCCGCGTCATTGATCACAGTGAAACCCTCCTGGGCGTTCGGCTGGGTCTGCGGGTTCAGGTAGTCTTCTACATTGCCCATGCCGAGGTAGCGGTCAACATAGGTGAGGGTGTACTGGGGCTTCTGCTTATCCTGCTGCACATTGATAACACACAGATGGCCGGGGAACAGGGAAAGCGACTTTTCCAATTCGCTCAGGCGGGCCAGCGGCAGCTGGATCATCTGCAGAAAACCTTTGAAGAAAGGCAGACCGTTCTTATTCAAGCCGTAGCTGGTAAAGGCATAACGGCCCCTGTACTGTCCCTCGGTAACGACAAAGGATACGCTCAGGGCGATGCCGTTATTGCTGCGGGCGACGATTTTGGCCTCTTTCAGAATGGCATTGTAGCGGCCGATCGGCAGGTTCCCGCTGCCGGTCTGGGCGCTGGCCGAGGCAAAATCATCATCAAGGGCGGCAAGGGCGGATGCATAGTTCAGTTCAGACATAGTAGTTACTCCTTTTCTGTAATGTTCATTTTTTTGTAAAGCGTCCGGCGCTGTTTATACTGTACCATCAGCTGCGGGGTCTTTTCGTCCACAAGGTCGATCACGAGGGCTTCAGTCTTGCCGGGGGCCGGGCGCTGGATGCGTCCGACGCTCTGCTGTACGATCACCTTGTTGCGGGTGGGTGTTGCCAGCACAAGACGGTCCAGACACGGGATGTCCAAACCCTCTTTTGCCAGTTGGTAGGTGGCGAACAGGATGCGGGCTTGTCCATTCTTCATGCGGGCAAGTGCGGCAGTGCGTTCTGATTTTTTGGTGGCGCCGCAGACGAACTCGGCGGCGAGGCCCAGGTTGAGTGCATAGGTGTGCAGCCGGTCCAGAATGGTCAGAGACGCTGCCAGGACCAGCCAGCTGCGGCCTTCCGTCACGGCCCTGTCGATGATTTGTTCCACCGTCTGCATCCGGCCCGTATCATCGGCCATGTGGTGCATCAGGCGGATGTAGTCGATGGGGCTTTCGTTGGCTCTGGGGGTGTACACAAAGGTGGTGGGGACTGTTTCGACTTTTGGCGTGATGAGGAGCTGCTCCAGCTGCAGGGGGTCGATCACTGCCACGCGGGGACCCAGGACCTGAAAAATGGTCTCGCTCAGGCCGTCGCTTCGGGTGTCGCTGGCGGGCAAGCCGAAGCGCCAGCGGGCGGGCAGGAATCGGAGCACTGCAGCAAACATACTGGCCTGTTCGGGATTGTTGACGACATGATGGCACTCGTCTACGATCACAACACCCACAGTGCGGGCAAGCTCGTCCAGCTCCATGCGGTATAGGCTCTGCACGGTGGCAATGGTGAGCTTAGTTCCACAGCGCTTGTGGCTGCCGGACACGATGGCCACCTCTCGCTCATCCAGCCCCAGACGCAGCTGTGCGCGCTCTTTGGCCTGCTGGGCAAGGTCTAGTGTGTGGGTGATCCAGAGCGCAGGTCTGCCCAGATGGGCAATGACCGCCATGCCGATCTCAGTCTTTCCGGCACCGCAGGGCGCGATCAGCACACCCTGACACCACCGGCAGGCAAGTGCAGCGTTCACGGCCTGCTGCTGGTAGCTCCGCAGAGAAAAGCGAGAAGTATCAAAATCGACTGGTTCGCCTTTGAGAGTCTGGACCTGTGCAGTGGTGCCTGCGGGCCGCGCCCGCCAGACCTCTTCCGCCATGCCGCGCGGCAGGGTGAGGGCGTTGCCCTTGATCTCGTACAGCATCACTGTCTCCGGGATGTTGTAGGTGGGCCTGCCCAGCCGCAGGGCGTTCTGAAACTTGGGATTCGGCACGGTCAGCTCATGGATGAGCTGGTGCAGCAGCGGCGTCGGCACATCCTGCAGGTGGAGTTCTCCATCCAGCGTATAGATCACGGATGCACCACCTCCAGTACGCTCAGAATATCAGTGGGCAGGCCTTCCAGCTTCACGCTGCCGCGCTCGCCGCTCTCAATGCGGTCGCGGATGTAGTACCACGGAAAGTAAACGTCTGAGGCAGGCACATCCCGGCGCACGGCTACTACGGCAACTCCGCCGGCATCCTCCTTGCGGCTGAGGTTTTCCACCTCGTTGGGGCGGAAAGCCGAGAAGGGAAGATTGCCTTTGGCGATATGCTTGCACTCGATGCCCCAGCTGCGGCCGTCGATGGTGGCCTCGATGTCGTAGGGCTGGCCGGAATAATCTATGGGCCAGCCCCGGCACCAGACCTTCGGGATGCCGCAGAGGATGTCCAGCAGATCGTCCTGCCAGACCTTGCCGCGGGCATTGCGGGCCTGCTGCAGCTTGTCTTTTTTCTGACGGGTGCGGGTATCACTGGGGCGCATTGTCGGCCTCCTTCTCCTTTTCGGCGGCGCGACGGGCTATTTCGGCTTTCCGGGCGCAGGCCTGGCACAGGCACTTGCCGTAGGTCTTACGGGTGTAACCGGCCAGTTGGTCGATGGTCATTTTGCTGGTGGCCGATACCAGCCGACCACATTCCTCGCAGCGAATGGGTTCCTTGCCATCGTTTGCCCACTCGGCCAGCTGTTGGCCCAGCTCCGGCGTGATCACTGCACCGAAGCCGTCCAAGAAGGTCACGTCCTTGCTGGTGGTGGCAATGTGGTCCCGCCCGATGGTGAACATGATGTCGAATTCATACTCCACGTCGTCTCGCTGCACCGGTGCGAGGCCCACTTTCACCGGCACCTGCTTGCCGCGGTCGTTCTCGGTGAGCACATAGTCCTGTTTGACCCGCAGAGTGCAGATCGTGTGGCAGTTGACGGACAGCAGGTAATTGATGAAGTTGTTCTGGATACGCCCGGCTTCATCCCAGGCGGTGTAGCTGTTTTTGTTGGGCTGAGCGGCAATGCCGGCCTTGATCTCCAGCACGCCGCCGGAACTGTTCCAGGCGTGGGACAAGCTGTCCACGATCACAACACCGTTTGGCCCCACCTTCTGTACAGCGGCGTCCACGCATTCCTTGTAGCGGTCGGGGGAATAGGGCGCTTTCAGTTCGATGTACCAGAACTCACCGATGCCCAGGTCGCTGCGGTTTGCGTACAGTTCACCGCGCCGGTGCTCGGTATCGATCAGGCAGACTTTCGAGAAGTCGCCGCCGGTCAGACCGGAAGCCAGCAGCAGTGCGCCCAGGGTCTTGCCGCCGCCAGACACACCGGCCAGTGCAATGCGCAGCTTGGATTTTTCGCGGGTAGCTCGGGTGATCTCAACCATAAAAATACCTCCTTAATGTTTCTGCGGGGTGAACCGTGCTGCGGCATCCCGTACATCCTGCGGAATATTGTCCGCATCGTCACAAAGCCAGAAAAGACCTTGTGTGTCCTCGTCCTGCCAGCGGGCGATACCGGTCTCTGCGTCCAGAAAACCAAAGTTTGCGCCGCCCTGGACCACGGCAAAGGCATCCAGCGGAAAAGCTGCTACCAAATTGCTGCCGCCGTACTGGACGAGGGCATTTGTGGTGGTGCATATCGGCAGGCAAACCATGCCGGTCTCGTAGGTGCCGGCCGTATAACGGCTGAGATCGGTGACTTTGTCGCCTTCGGGGATGTCCTGCGGGCCACAGCCCTTGGCTACCCACTTGGATTCGCCGATCTTGGGCATATCGGCCAGCCAGGTGACGATCTGGCCTGTGATCTCACTGGGACAGTACTCCTTTGGGATCAGCAGCGCCCAGCCCGCGCCGGTGATGAAAAAGGAATCCCAGAGCCCGCGATGTTCGGTGCGCTGGATCTTCACGCCGCCGCCCCGCCAACTCTGCTTCATCAGCCGGAGGAATGCCTTTATGTCAAATCTCATTCAAACAACGCCTCCCGTTCTGCGTCTTCCACACTGCCGGCAGCTGTGGGGTTGATGGTGGTATCGTCTTCCAGCGAGGACATGATCTCCCCGCACAGGGCGTACAGCGGCGCACCCATCTGGGCCAGCGGGGTGCCGGTGGCGCAAGCCTGCCCGAACCAGTTCAGGTACATGGAACGCATACTGTCTGCAATAAAACGTGCCTGCTGTTCGCAGGCCTGCTCCGGGGCAAGAAAGCCGTCTGCATCCTGCTGCAGCTTTTGGTATTTGGCTTCGGCTTCATTGGCCCGACGCTGAGCGTCTTCGACCTGACTGCGGGCCTGCGCTTTTGCGTCGGCGGTAAGGGTGTCTACCTGCCGGGCGACTTCGTCCTTGTCCACGATTCCCACGATGGGCTGCTTTCGGGCAGCTTCTGCCTCGGCCTTCCATTCGTCGCGTTCTCCTTCAGCTTTATCTGCGCGGGCTTTCTCTTGTTCCGCTTTCAGCCCAAGCCGATTGCAATCTTTGGCGGTGCTCAACTGGTCGGCACGGGCTTTGTCGCGTTCGGCTTCGGCAGTGTCGGCACGTTCTTTTTCGGCCTTGAGCTGAGCCAGCAGCTCCTGCACCCGCTGGCTGTCTCCGGCGGTTTCGACCAACTGCCCAGCGCACCCGCTGCGGGCGATGAGGTTCAAATCTTTGCGGGTCAGCTCGGGCAGCTGTTTTAATTCCGCAACAGTTGCGGAATTAAAAGCGTCTCCGTTTTTGACCATCGTGCGGGCGCTTCCCTCACTGAGTCCCTTGCTCTCATACCACTTTGTCCATGTGCCGCCGCCATACCGGCCTGCCTTGGCAGTCAGAGCGTGGATCCGGGCGAGGTAGATGCAGGAGATCAGATATTCGTCCTGCGCCGCACCATAATGCAGATCAAACTGCTGGTCGGCGTCTGCGGCCTGCTGGGACAAATCGCCAAGAGCGGAGAAGTCAAAGCTGGGGGCGGCGGGAATATTGACAAACGGTTCGGCAGCCTCTGCAGGGGGCAGCGCAGCCACGGCCACGTCTTCCGCCGCCGGGGGCTCTTGTGTGCATTTTCTGATGTCAGCGAGGATCTTTTCCCTTTCCTGCTGTGGGGTCATGTCCTTGCGGCTTCCATCCGGATCAAAAAATCGGGCGAACAAAGCTGCCTTGGCAGCAATGCCCTTTTTGTTGGAAGCGCAGACGAATGTACAGCAGTAGCGGCCATTGTGGGAGTAATCAGTGGGGCGAATCTCGTCTTGAGAAAAGCCGCCAGTGAGTTCGCCCAGAGGGAAAGTATCTTTGACCCATGCACTGATCTGTTCCAGGAAGTCGAAATCCAGGCTGACCACAGCGCAGGTGCATTTGTCTTTGGTCGAGCCGATAAAGTGGGAGTCATATGAGAGCGTTCTGCTCGTCCGACATTCGTAGCCCTTAATATCCTGCACGAAACGCTTGGCAGCCTCGTCCCACTTGTTGCCGCCCCACGGCATGGCGTAGGGACAGCCATAGCATTCATGGCCCGGGCCATATCCTTCCAGACGATTGCCGGTATTGTCGGCGCTGCCGGATTTCTGCACTCTCTGCCCACACTTGCAGATATAGGCAGTCACACTCTCACCTCCGTGTCTTTCAGACGGTCGAGCATTTCAACCTGCAGGTCTTTGCTCAGGGGCTGGAAGCGGTTATTCCGCCAGCCGTAGCAGAGGATGGTGCCATAGATGGGCTGGCCGCGATAAGTACGGTTCAGGCCCTTGCCGTAGATGGCGTACACCAGCACCGCAGGGGTTCGGGGCAGGACCTTCTGCTCGCAAGGACACTGCAAAAGCGCTTCCATGCCCTGCAGCGTGTCCGGCAGGGTAGTCACGGTCGGGTCTTTGCCCGGCTGAATCAAAATACCTTTCATGCATTACTCTCCTTTGTGTATCCGTGCTTGATACGGAGCTTTTCCAGCTCGTCGTAGTAGGTGTCATGCGAAAATTTGACACTGGAAAGGTACTCCCGCTGGAATGCGTCGGACAGGGTGGAAAGAATCTCCAGCGCCGCCAGGGCTTTGCCAAGAGCGGAAGCGATGCTTTCAAGAATGCCGGTATTGCAATCTCGGCGGAAGAACCTGTCAGAGCAGTAATAACGGTCTGGTCGGAGTCTGCCGTCAGCAAAGCCCTGCTCCAGAGTGGAAGTGCCGGTGCAAATGTCAGCGGCCGCTTTGTTCAGGGAGGCAAGCTGCTCATAAATCAGCGCAGACTGCCATTCGGGCATATTCCGGATATATTCCAGCAGTGCTTTTTGATTTTCCGTGTTCATTTTTCTTGCTAAAACCTCCAAAGTGTGTTATCCTTCGGGGTGATGGGGATTCAAACCATCATCCCTTTACAGGCTCGCCGGTGTTCGCTGCATCGGCGGGCTTTTTTGCGTTGCGGGGCAAATCATCGACGTTGTCGATGATCTCAAGCAGATCATCAGCAGCGGCGCTGTAGACGCTGGCTCTCGCCTCGTGGCTGATACGCTGGATGATGTCTGCCGACTGTTCTGCCTGCTCATGGTGGTGGTATCTGTGTAGGTGTTGTTGCTGCGATTTTCGGAGGAGCATCTTTTATCGTCGCTGCTATAACACTAATCTTGCAACTGTCAAAATGAACGCCCCAATTTGGAGCGCCAGCGCAATGCACTGGAAGAAAAGGGCCAGTTGCATCAGTTCAGTCAAGGTCCGGTTGGAAAGCCGCTCTTTCCAGCTGGGCTTTTTGTTGTTGTCCATGTGATTCACCTCCTTCAAGAATAAAATTCTACTTTAAGTAGACAAATCGGCGAAAAAAATTTGGTCAATGGGAATACCTACAACTTCACTAATTTTTTTCGCAATGGCTACAGTGGCATCTTCCGGTGACATCTCGATTTTACGGTATGTATCACGCGAAACGCCAAGCTTTTCCGCCATTTCACGCTGAGTGAAGCCTGCGTACTGGCGGGCCTGTTTTACAGTGAAGCCCAAATCCACACCCCCCTTTCGTCTAGGTTCGAGAATACTATACTCCACTTTTAGTAGAATGTCAAGAACTTAAGGTAGAATTTTTTCTAATAAAGGTTGACAATCATCTACTTTTGGTGTACTCTCTACATATAAAGGAGTGATTCGATTGAGCATCGCTGAAAATATAAAAAGAATACGATTAGAGCACGGCCTATCACAGGCCGAGCTTGGTAAGATTGCAGGAGTCAGTGACAAAGCTGTATCCACTTGGGAATTAGGTTCAAAAACTCCACGTATGGGAGCCGTTGAAAAGATGGCAACGTATTTTGGTATGGCGAAAAGCGCGATTGTCGATGATGCGCAACCGGCATATCAGTCTACTTCTTCCGCCCCCATTCCGCCCGGCTTCCAGCCTATGCCTTCTATGGATATGGTTCCACTGGTAGGCCGGATCGCCTGCGGTACACCTATCACTGCCGAAGAAAATGTAGAGCAAATGGTTTGCGTACCCTCTCGCTGGCACGCTACCTTTACTCTGACTTGCAAGGGGGATAGTATGGAGCCTCGTATCCACGATGGTGACTTGGTTGCCATTCGAAGCCAGCCTGAAGTGGAACAGGGAGAAATCGCCGCAGTGCGCATTGGGGAAGAGGCAACTTTGAAGCACGTCTATCTTCATGAGAACTTTATTGAACTGCGGCCTGAGAACCCCGCTTATGAGAGCATCATCCTCAGCAAAGAAGAAATGAATGCTGTGGTGATCGAAGGCAAGGCTGTGGGTCTTTGCCGAGATATATAAAATAAGAGGACTTCAAGATGGCAAAATGTACTCGATGCGGAAGGGCCGGCTTCTTTCTGAAGCTTACAAACGGCTTGTGTGACAACTGTATCTCTACTATCAGAATGGAAAGTGAACAAGCTGCCTTGCAGGCTCAGATAAATGAAATGTCGGGGAAACTTTCCGCTCAAAAAGCACTGTTCGAAAGTAACACGAGAGATAACCAGGCAGAATTGGAACGCCAAAAAGAGGCTTGTAAGAAAGAAGTCGAAGAGGCCCAAAAGGCTTTACAAGCTCAAATAGCCCAAATGGCTGAAAAACTTAAAAATCAAGAAGCACTATTTGATTTAATATCGGAAAAGGCCCGTTTGGATGGGAAGGCAAAGGCCGAAAAAGAAAATGAAGAACTGACTTCGCAGAGCCTTCGAATTAGTCAGGAAATTTTGAATAAAAGGCTGAATCTTGATAAGATCTCAGAAGAAACAGCGAAAGCTGAAAAATCTTTTCAAAATGCCGAGCAGAAAGTACGTCGAAGCAGAGAGCTTTTGAGAGCCATAAAGCACGCGGCTGAAGATTTTGGGACGGACGAGGAAAACCAAAATATTTATGCTCTCTTGCAGCAGGCCGATAAATTGATGGGGCCTACGGTAGTTCTGAATCTTCAGTGCTTGGATATAAAAGAACTGCGCAGGCGTTATCGCGAAAACGAAAAGAATATTCAGGCGACTTTTGATAAGTATAAAGACCGCTATACCACCAAAGCAAATATCACAATTTATCGTTTGATGGTCATCGCTCTGTCGGCAGAGCTTCAGAATGTGCTGAACAACATCGGATTTGGAAAGTTGGACGATGCACTGGCGGATATTAAGACCATAACAAATAAATATTATGCCATTGCAACCGATGGAAATCAGAGCATTGCACCGACCGTCAAGAAATTCATTGGAGAACTGGACTATTACTTCCAAGAGGCTGTAAAAATCGAATACGAATATTATGTTCAGAAAGAGCGTGCAAGAGAAGAGCAGCGTGCTATTCGTGAGCAGATGCGGCAGGAAGCTGAGGAACGCCGAGAACTGGAACGACAGCAAAAGCAAATTGAAAAGGAAGAAAGCAAATTCCATGACCAAATCAGCCAGTTGACTCAGCAGGTAGAAGTTTCTGTGGATGATGAAAAGACCGCCCTGCTAAAGGCCCGTATCGAAGAGCTGCAAAAGCAGTTGGCCGCAGTGTCTGAACAAAAGGAAAAAATCGTCGAACTGCAAAATGGTAAAGCGGGCAATGTTTATGTTATCAGCAATATTGGTTCGTTCGGCGAAGGGGTTTTCAAAATTGGCATGACGCGTCGTCTGGAACCTATGGAGCGTGTGCATGAACTTGGCAGCGCCAGTGTGCCGTTCCCGTTTGATGTGCATTCCATGATTTTTTCTGATGATGCTGTGAGTCTCGAAACAAAGCTGCATCACATCTTGAATGACCAGCGTGTGAATAAAGTCAACCTTCGCAAGGAGTTCTTCCGAGTTTCACTGGATGACCTCGAAAAGCTGGTTGCTGAAATCGCACCGACGGCAGAGTTTAAGCGAACTGTCTTGGCTGAGCAGTATCGTCAAAGCCTTTCCATTACCCATGTGTCAGATGATACTGATACGGAGATCTCTGATGATGAAGAGGATTATATGGACGTAGCAGAGTGAAATATTGTAAGGCTGAATAAATAAAAACGCCCCGGTGTTCCAGCACCGAAGCGTTTCATAAGCGGCTCACCCTTGCGGGGTCATCGCACACTCAAGCAATGCGATTATACCTCTTTTGGGCGGGCTTGTCAAAGTGTACCCAAACGGAGGTGTATTTTTATGGCGAGTTTTAAGGAGAAACTTGACAAAAACGGAAACCGCATCTACGAGGTGCAGGCCAGCAATGGGCGAGGGCGGCGTGTCTGGCGTACCTTTCGCCCTGAGCCGACATGGAGCAAGCGCACCATTGAGCGGGAGCTGCAGAAGTTTGCTGCTGAGTTAGAGCAGCAGCTGGCGGATGGGGAAGTGCTGACCCGTGAAGAGACTGCGCAAAAGGCCGCTGCGGAGGCCGTAGAGGCTGCCAAAATCAAAACCTTTCGGCAATATGCCGAAGCTGTCTATCTGCCTGAGAAAGCCGCCATGCTGGCAGAGAAGACCCGTGCCAGCTATACACAGCTGTTAGAACAACACGTTTTTCCGGCTCTGGGCCATGTGCTGCTGCCGGAGATCACCCCGGCCATGATAAAGGCGTTACTTTCCAGTCTGTCAGAGGAGCTTGCCTTCGCCAGCGTGACAAAGGTGTATGCTGTACTACATAACCTGTTTAAGGCTGCCTTGCTGGATGATACGATAGACCGGAATCCAATGGACAAGGTTCCGCGCCCCCGGAAGTCGAAGGATGCAGCCCTTCCTACAGAGCACAAGGCTTTTACTGCAGAGGAGACGCGGTATATTCTGCGCTGTCTGGATGGCGAGCCGCTCAAGTGGCGGGCGTTTATCCTGCTGCTTATCGATACGGGCTGCCGCCGGGGCGAGGCCTGCGGGCTGCAATGGCAGTCGGTGGATTTTGATACCAACACGATCACCATCGAGAGGAATCTACAGTACACCTCCGAGCGGGGCGTGTACGAGACTCTGCCCAAAAACGGCAAGACCCGCGTTGTAGACATCTCGTCTGACGTGGCCGCGCTTTTGCAGGAGCTGCGGCAGAGTCAGCTGGTAACGGTGCGCTGGGCATTTACACAGGACGATAGCCCGGAGCCTATGCACCCAGACACTCCAACTCGTTACTTCCAGCGATTTGGCAAACGGTATGGAATAGAGCACTTCCACCCGCACAAGCTGCGCCACACGTCCGCCAGTCTTGCCATCACCAACGGTGCCGATGTAGTCAGCGTCGCCGCGCGGCTGGGGCATTCTGACAGCAGCACCACGCTGCGGATGTACGCTCATGCCAACGAGGACAGCATCCGCCGGGTCGGTCAGACGGTAAGGAAAGCCTTGAAGCAGCCAGAAAAGAAGAAAGCTTGAATTTGATTCTGTTTTGTCGTGTCTCTTGATGACTCATATTCATCCTATAAACAGGATACTTAAAAACCGCAACTTGACCGCAACAAAAACCGCAACATCCTCGAAAAATCGAAGCAATTAACGAGATTGCACGATACAGTATCGGACAAACAAAATAATTGCATCACGCAATTTATTTGACAATGAAACAACACGACACAACACATTAAAAGTCCCTTTTATAGCTCGTAATGAGCAGGTCGTCCGTTCGAATCGGATCAGTAGCTCCAAAGTAAAATCCCCGAAAAGTGGCTTCGCGCCTGGCTTTTCGGGGATTTTTGTTTGGCTGGGAGATAGCCTTCGGAGGGGAATGTGGGCGCTAATTGCCCTAATTTCCCGGAAAGTTTTTTTGAAATGCAAGTCAAGATGCAAGTCAAAAAGGGCAAGAAACAAGTCAGCCGGACCGTGTACAGGACTTTTTGAGGTAAGTGTCCAGACGATTTATTTTCTTCTTCTTGAATTTTTTGTCGAGGGCGGTATAGATGCCAAGCGTGACCGAGATGTCTTTGTGGCCCATCTGGTCGCGGGCGGTCATGACGTCCACACCGGCAAAGTACATCAGAGTGCAGAAGGTATGGCGGAGCTGGTGCGGGGTGAAGGTGTCGATGCGCATGGGCAGGCCGCCCGGGCGATTTTTGTTCTGCTGGCCGTCGTAGCCGTACTTGACGTTCAGGTCGCGCATATAGCTTTCCCACAGACGCTTCCAGCCCTGCTCGGTCATCTGCTGGCCTTTGTGGTTGTGGAGCACATAGAAGCAGCCATCCTGCTGGGTGCGAAGATAATCGACAAGGACTTTGGGGATGCTGACGACGCGGACGCCGGCAGGGGGCTTGGTGATCTTGACTTTCTTGGCGCGGAAGTCGTAGCCTTTGTTGACTGTGATGGTGGCGTCGTCGAGGTCGATGTCGGCCCAAGTGAGGGCGGTGGCCTCGCTGCGGCGGAGGCCGGAGTAGAGCAGGAGCATGGCGGCTCGCTGGGCGGCATGGGGGGTCTCACGGATCCAGCGCTGCTGCGCCTCGGTGAGGGGGTCGCGCGGCTCCGGCGCAGCCCCGGCGGGGGTGATGGTCTTGACCAAAGGGTTGTACATCACGATCTCCGGGATGGCGAGGTCATACGCCGCCTTGGCGCTGCCGCG